GTGATAGCAGTGCGGGGGGGGGTCCACAGGTACACATGGCCATGGGTCGGCTGTCTGTGCTGCTCTGTGTGCCTGTTGCCACTGCTGAAGCCATCATTGTATCAATATATTGTTCATTGTGTGCCTTGTTTGATCAGAGTATTGATCATTATGTGAATCGGAATCTTCGACCCTTCTTGTTTAATGCCTTGCGTGCATCTTCAAACAACTGTTTGTCTGCTGTCTCCACTGTGCGACCTTTGGCAAGAAATGAATACATTCTAGCGCGTGCCCACTGATCTTGAGTTGCACCAGGTCTGTGTCCAACTGCCCATGCAGCTAAACCTTTTTCATATACTTCTTTGATAATTGGTCTTGGAATCTCTGTCACTCTGGCAACTGCTTTGATGAATCGTTCTCTGGTGCTGCCAGTTCCTTTGGTTGTTTCTTCCCGGATGGTTTCACGCAATCCAGTATCAGCAATACGCTTGGTGTATTTGCTTGGTTTTGTCTTGGCCTTTGCATCTCCTGGCAATGGCTTGAATGATTCTTTGCCCTTCAATCTTTTGCGAATCTCTGCGCGCCTTCGGTCCTTGGTTGATTCTCCAAGACCTTTGGTGTATTTCTTTGGGACTTTGGCAGCCATCATTTCACCTCATCATCAAGTATCTGCAATCCATTCTTTTCCAGTGGTTGAATGTGAATGCAGAAGTGTTTGAATGCTTGAATGTAGTCCATTGACTCCAGCAATATATCCATGATGATTGTGAATGAATAAACCACATTCTTTTCATCTATGATTGCTCTGTCAAACTTGGCATCCAGCTTCACTTTCTTCTTCTTCTGTTTGTTCTTCTTTTGGGTTTGGTTCCAGTCTTCTTCTTCTTTGGCTTCATGTAATACATTATTTTCTTCTCCTAAGATTCTTGCTTTTCATGCGTTTCATGTATGCATCCATTCTTTGTCTTCTGGTCTGCCGTTTCTGTTTCGGTTGTCTTGGGATTGGCAACTCTCCATCTTTGTACATTCTGAAGGCAATTGCAGTTGCCTGCTTTTGTTCAAACCCTTCACGCATCAACCGCACAATTTTTCTTGATATGGCATAGTTCTCAATTTCTGTTCGTTTTGCCATATCAAATCCACTCCGATTCATCTTCAGAGTCTTCATCAGTCTGACATGTTTCCAACTGCAGCTGCTGTTCTTGAAGCACATCCAACGCAATCCGGATGAAGTCCAGTGTCATTGGATGTTCTGCATGGTCATCAAACTCCACACCATCACCAGTGAAGTGAACCAACATGACATCATCTCCATTCATGTACAAGTATCCGCATCCATTGTAGTGTGGATAGTCTGCACCATGTTTGTCAATCTTGACTTGGTATGCATCAGCAGCGGCAATGGGATCAATGGGAACAGGTGACTTGATACCCCTAAGCAGCATCTTGACCAGTTCAGATATGTTTCTTTCAGTTATACTCATATGTGAAGATTAACACATTAAATCGACTTTAACTATTCATATCAGGACAACAATCATGCCAACAATCACAGTGCCCAAAAGAATCCAACTGATTGCAAACAGAGCCATTGAATACAATCTGTCACTGCCCATCTCCAAAAGAGCATCATACAAAGATCAAAATAACAAACGCGTTCCAGGGACCGGAATGCGGACAGCGCGTAGATTGGCCAGTGGTTCAGTTGACTTGGAACAACTCAAACTGATGGATGCATGGTTTGCACGCCATGGTGAATCTAAAGCTGAAGCGAAGGCAAGACAGGACAAAACATCCAAAGCAGCCATTGCATTTGCTTTGTGGGGTGGTGGAGATGGTGAAAGATGGGTCAAACGTGCCATCAAAACACTTGAATCGAAATAACAAATACACGACAATTGCCCATAAATACACGTAAATACACGTAAATACACCAGAATACAGGTACCTGTATTGGCATTTTGATTCGGTACAATCGGTTATCTAGGGTCTTATATATATATATATGGTTAAAATTTATCAAAACTTTTTGAGTAATCACATATATATTATATGAACTAGGACAGTGACCTTCTGAAATGCAGTGAAATATGGTCATTGACTAGGTTCAACCAGTTGTATGGATATATTTTGGTGGTGTATTTTGGTGTATTTCCACTGCAATCTGGTGTATTGGTTCAATAAAACTGGTAGAAATCAAGCACCAGTTGACTTATGAACCAGTAATCAAACTGTGTATTCACATTAAAATGGTATTTCACCAGCTTCAGAGATCAAAATGGTTGTATTCACATTTGATTGTGAATTACTTTTGGTTTCTAAAATGGAAAAGGGTAGCCCACCAACCAAGCAAGCTACCCCAAACAACCATCTAAACTTTCTATCAATAAACTGATTGCTCCAGTTCATTCACAATATAACTGGTTCAATAGTGTTTGGCTCTCCACATTCTGCATTTGTTCTTGTTGGAATAGAACTGTTCAAATCCACAGTCTCTGCATATCTGGGCAATGCGTTTGGTGAATCCCTGGTGCTGATTCGCAGCAGACAGATTGAGATGGTCCATGATTTGTGTGGTGGTGGCAAATCCATTGTTGTGACTGATACAATCCAAGACTTTGACTGTCCAAGGGTCATCAATGATGAAGGCCTGTTGGTAATCCATCAACCTGTCTTCACTGTCTTCAGTCAACCACCACAAAACACCTTGGGTGTACCAGTGCAATGCTTCAGCCCATAACTGGTTGCGATTGTTCACAATGTATTCAGTATCAATCTTGTCTGTGATCTCTACAATCCAAAACCTGCGTTCAGGACCATCAGACAGGAACTGATAATCATTTGTCGATGCTGTGAATACTGTTCTTCTCTGTCTCTGAACTGGCATCTTGGCATAGGCTGGTCTGTATCTGTCACTTGCTGAAGTTAGAAACTGTTTTGCATTCGCAGCTGTCTTTCCTTGAAGTGCATGCATTTCTGCCAACTCCCAAATCCAAACACCAGACTGATGCAACAGTTCATATGAATCTTTGTGTGAGATGTTGATATTGGAATCACTGAACCATTCTTCACCGGCCAACAGTTTCAGTGCAGTTGATTTGCGCATTCCTTTTGGACCAACCAGAACCATGCATGTGTCCATCTTGCATCCAGGTTGCATCACTCTGGCAACACAACTGATGAACCATTTGCAAGACATCTCTGATACCAGTTCTTCAGTTCCATCAGGTGTCTTGGCATTCAAGATGTCTTCAAAGAATAAAGAAATGCGCTCTTTTCCATCCCACTCTGGAAGATTCTGCAACCAGTCTTTGATTGGTTCAATGGTTTTCTCCTGGGCAACCATAATCACTGAAGCGCGCAATGCCTTGTCTGTGACTCTATACCGGTAGTGTTCTTCAAAGTTCAATGCAATCCGTTCCAATGTTACATCACTGACCATCTCACCATCAAGCAAGATTTGATCACTGTGTTCATTGTAGCAAAGTGATGAATACCGTGGATCACTGCGCAGAATGCTGGCCGTGTTCCATCTACAGTTGATTGGTATCATAATGTTTGTCCCTCTTTTGGTTGATTTGCGCAGCATGTCCCAAGTATCAATGTCGGCTTCAGGTGGGTTGCGTTTGTCCTCCACTTGCAATCCAGTTGCTTCTTGTGCCAGTTCAATCAGTAGTGCCTTTTTTTGTTTTTGTGTCATGTGTTCTAAAGTCATTATATGTCTCATGGTTGGTGTGTGTTCCCTATCGGGTTCATTGTTGATTTGTTTGTGGTTGGTTGGTTGTTTTGTTACTGGTCGGTATCACAACAGTTCTTCAAATTGACCCCACCAACCACATGAATTGGAATGGTTGCAGGTGGGCCATTTGTAAGTTGTTGGTATGGATGGGTCAAGACTGAAGTGTACACTATTTCTGCCACATTGTGGACACTGAATGAATCTGGCTTCATTGCCTTGGATGTTTGCTGCGGCTTTGTTCGCAAATGCAAGTCTAAAGCTGGGATCCATCATGACTTCTGAGATGGCTGCCTTTCCATTGGAATACACCTTTGGCACATACTTCTTCTTTACTGGATGCTTGATGGTGACATGCTCATACTCCAGATTGAATGGCCGGCCAACATTCCATGCTGTCTGATGATAGTTTGGTGGAAACAATGGATGCTGTGATGTCATCTCTGGTGAAGGTGGCATTGGCACACCATATCTGAAATATGCTCTGGCTCTGTCATTCAGTGCATTGAAATCTGGTTCTCCTGCACCAACAATCACATCCCACAAACCTTTTGCAGCAACACTGGCACGATTCCAATCATTTGCTGGTATTGGATGCAACAAAGGCAGAATGATTCTGTATTTGTGGTGGTTTGGTTTATGGCTGAAGCTGGTGTGCGCAATCACATGGTATTCATGGAACAATCTCCAAGTGTCAAAAGGTGTGAATCCATCATCAATGTCGAAGACCAAGAAATATATTTTGTCTGCTGTTCCACCACTTCTGCGGTTGTTTGTGAAGGTGGTTGGACTCCACAAAGGCAATGATTTCTTCTCCTTGATCAGCATGTCTCCATTCTGTGTTGTGAATCCCTTGCACAGCTGTGCAAATGTCATCTTGTGTTCTGTTGCTCTGGTATCAGTTAAACTGATGAAAGTACTCAGTGTCCAGGTTGTTCTTGTGTTCATAGTGTATATATCCTCCATTGGGTGTGTGCTTCTTCTGATTTGCTGCAATACCAGTCCTCTGCAGTGACACAAACCACTTGATTGTCATCATTCCACGCGCCAGCTTTAGTCAGCACATCCAGAACCATCTTGATCATGTTGTCAATGTCTGGTTTTGTCACCTTGGGGATTCTTGCAACTGTGTCCTTTTTCCGGTTCAATCTCTGTGGTCTTCTGTGGCAGAATGTCATGCTGACTTTGATTGGTCCTTGAATCGGTTCATGCTCAATCTCAATACCCTTCAGCATCTCTCTTTGGTATTCAACAGACTTCTTTGGAGTGTATGCACCCCATCTTGACATTCTAGGCCGACCCAACGCAACTGGGTCAGCGTGGAATGTTCCTTGGCTGTGTAGTATCCACATCATCACTGCTCCAATTCAATTTGTGTGCACCAGACATCATACATTGGAGCGTATCCCATTGGAGAGATTGCAGCGGCAATGCGTTTTGCTGTGTGGATTGGTGGCCATGATTCACTGCGCATCCACTTGAAAATCACATATCTTGAACAGTTGGCAACTGTGGCAATCTGTTCCACTGTCATTGGACTGGATGCAATTTCATGTCTCAGCATCAATCCAAACTGTGGATTCATCAATGCATCCACTTTTCTTCTGGCCCAATCCAAACAGTTCTGCTGGTTTTCAAAGTCAATGAAGATGTATTCTTGATGATTGAACAAAATAGATGCCTTCCATACCCAGCATCCATATTGATCATGATGGTAACGGGACAGGAGACCCATCTTGCGACCTTCAATCATAATTGGCATATCATCAATGGTGTTTCCAAACTTGATGCGCGCTGCAGCCCTTCCATGCTCTTTTATATATTCTCTGATGTTTTTCATTGTATACCTCCAAAAACTTCAATGATTTCAGGAATGGTCAAAATGGTTGACCCAATATCAATGATGTCCGTGTAATAACTAAAATCATCAAACTCTAATGGATCGGTGGAGTCAAGGTCAATGTGAAACTTGATTTCACTTTGCGGATGTGTTTTGGTGTATGTCTCCCAAATGCCAACAGCTACATTCATCTGAAGTGGATTATAAAGTTCACGATACACACGATCTTCAGACCCATCATCATTTATTCTGGCCACTTCAATCCATGCAACCTCAGCTTTAGAAGCAAGATGTTCAATCACTTCCAATACTTTTTGATTAAGATTTTCAATGGTGCTTTGATTTTTTCTCATGTGATCAATGATTGTCAGCAGTCTATCAGCATCTTTGTATAAACCTTTGATGACTTCATCAATAACAATTTCATATGGTGAACGGCTGTTATGTTTTTTTAGGTTGTGGATTGTGTCCAAGATTTCACTTCTGCGATCGCGGATTTTTTGAAGTCTCCACTGGAATAATGATTGTTTGTTAGTGTTCATTTGTTCTCTCCTCTCATTTCTGGTTGTACAATGATTTCATGGTAAATGTTCCAATGCTGCTCCTGAGGATACTGCATCGTGATTTTATTGATGATCTTCATCACTTGGGCTGGTGTCAATGGTTCTTTTCCATCAAAGAACTTTTGCAGTGCAATGTGATGAATCAATGTTTTGCGTGCTAGATCAATGACACTCCAATCAAGGTCTGCCATATATTTCTGAATGGTCTCTGGTGTGTTCATCATAACTCCATGGTGAACTGTTGGATTTGTACTTGGGTGAATGGTCTGTTTTCAATCAACCAATCTTGAAACTGTGGCCATGACAGTTCAGATTGATCAAAAAGCTGGAGTGCATATCTGACTGCACCATTGAAGGAATGAAACACTTTGGTTTCTGCATCAGTGAATGGGTTCAGAACCACAATCAGAATATAGATGATTGAAGATGTCATTGATTCTGTCCTCTGGTTCTGCAAGTTCTCAAATCTTTACGTTCCAAGACAGCCCAAGCAGTATCACATCTTTGATTGCTCCATTGCCTCATTGATTCACTTTGGTTGTATCTAAAGCTATGCATTCGATGGAGTTGATGATGTCTATGTTCCAATTCTTCCCAACCATAAACATATTCTGTGATCACCAATGAATGTTCATATTGTTCTGTGAACTGTACACAGTGACCCGGAAAAAGTTTGCTTGTGTCATGAACCTTCAGCCATTCTTTCAAACTGGTGCAGCCATCTGTTTTCAATCTCTGAAGACAGATTCTTTCACCTCTAAATTGTGACATCAGTTTGGTATACACAACCGTATCAGCCTGCAATGGTATCTTTCCAACTGCCTCCAATAGAAATTGTACTTGTTTCTGCAGTGCTGCAATTTGTGCTTCCATTTCTTTCATTGTTGTCATTTATACCCCC